TACCACCCGCCTGGCTGCAGTGCTGCCTCCGGTATAGTGGCCACGTTGCCCACCAACGCCGTGACCCTGCCGATCGTGGAGAAGTCCGCCATGTTGAGCCGGCAGCCGCGGGCGTACACTGCGTGCCTGCAGGTCTTCTGGTACCGCGCCCGCAGCCCGGGCCGGCGTAGGCTGGTGAAGATGGACTCGCAGTCGACCGAGACAGACATGCCCGCCGTCTTGCTGCCAGATACCCGGCCGCGCCAGTACACGAGGAACTCCCCGTCGCCGAGGTGGCCGCGCCAGACGGTGACCGACGTTATGAGGTCGGGCGTGTCGCGCATGAACTGGCGGGCGAACTCCTCTGTCACGGGGAACTTGAGGGAGATGCCGTTCTTGCTTATCTCGTTGCTCTGCTTTACCTCGGTGTGGGAGATGGCCGACGCGACCCAGGTCTGGCCATTCCAGTCGTAGTCGGCTGGCAGGCTGGTGTACCGCCAGGTGAGGGCCCCCTGCACGAACTCGTACAGGAACACGGGCCGGCCACCCTGGGCGGAGGCCTCTAGCGCGGAGTATGTCATGGTGCTGGCACCTTTGCTATGGGCACCAGGACGCTGGCCCCGCGGGCCGCCCGATGCCGAATCTCTACCCGGTCTGTGTCCAGCCGAGCGAAGTCCATGAAGGAGATGCGCTCCACCTCGCTGGCTAGCAGGGTGAAGCCGGCTGGAGCGCCGAGGGTTAGTACCTCGGTGCCGCCTATGCTCGCGCTGCCGGACAGGACTCGTAGGCGGTGCACCGCCCCGGCCGTGCTGACGACCTCTATGTCGCGCACGGTGTAGGCGGTGGCGTACCCGATCTCCTGTACCGTCAGCTCTGTCGTCAGCGGGTCGATGTTGCTGACGAGGATGAGGTCGGGCTCCCAGGACGGCATCCAGAACCCCACCTGCTTGCCGCGCCTGGAGTAGAGCCAGCGCCTAAGCTCGGACAGCTCCTCCCGGGACAGCGTGTCCCACCCCATCTGCGAGGTGGAGTTTAGGTAGTTCAGCGTCGGGTGCACTACGACCAGGCCGAGGGACGAGTCGACAGTCTCGACCTCGCGCACCAGCCGGTCACTCATGTCACCCAGTATGACAGGACGAGACTCCAGGACATCGTGCCCGAGGTAGGAGGCCGCGGCCTCTGGAGCTGCCAGCGCCACGGTGCCGGTCGACTCGAAGTAGGCCTGCGCCTTGCTCCACGGGTCGGTACCGCGCGGCAGGTCGACGCCCTGGGACAGGCGGAACTCACGCAGGGGGCATACGTACGCATCCTGGTAGAGGCCGATCGTGGCCGACGAGAGCGTGATCTCGCCGCCATCGGCCAGGGCGATGCCGACGACCTCGAAGGTCCACTCGTCCTCCCAGATGACGGCCTGGCCGCCGGTCACGTACTCCTCGTTGTCGGTGTCGACAGGCACGACGGTCACCCCGGGCGCCAGGGCCCCTAGGCGGCGGATGTACATCCACAGCGGGACCAGCATCGTCTCGTGGCCAGCCTCGGTCACAAGCGCACGGGCCGCATTGGCCTGCCGCACGTCAAGCAGGTGGGCGAACCCGAGGCGCTGGCGCGGCAGGCCCCTGAGGCTGAGGCGCTGCTCGGCGCCCTTGCCCTGCAGGATGTCGGTCTTCCACTCCAGTACCTCGTTGAACTCCCGCTGCGGGATGAATGGCCAGACTCTCATCCTCAGCTGCCCCCAAGGGAGCGGAAGAACTCGGGGTTGTTCCTGGCCACGTTCAAGATGATCTCCTCGCCTGCGTCGGACCCCATGTACTCGCCGAAGGAGGCGGTGTCTGGGGCGTTCATGATACGTACATTCACCTGCGGAGCTGCTGCAGGCGCTGCGGGCCCACCGCCATCGCGGGCCATGCGAGCGGTCAGCTCGCGGCCGGTTATGGCCGCCGGCCCGCGCACGAACTCCGGCCCATATTCCCCGACGATGCCGATCTTGCCGGCCGGGATGCGCCCGCCCTCGTCGTGGGCCCCGGAGTAGTTAGACCCCTGAATCTGGGATATGATGCCCGCGCCCTGCGCCGCCACCCCCGCCATGGCCGCCAGGCCTGCCGGCCAGCCGAGCTCCAGGGCCTTGGCCATGCCGGTCTGGATGGCCATCATGGACTGGACGATGGAGAAGGCCTTGCTTGCTGCGAATAGTACCTTGTAGGCCTTGGACTGCTCGCCACCGTACGTCTTGGCCAGGTCCGCCAGGCCGCCGAACAGGCTGCTCGCGTTGCTAAGCTGGGTCTGAATACGCTGGTTCTCCGACGCGGCCTGCTCGTCGTCGAACTGCTTCTTGAGGCGGCGCAGCAGGTCCTGGCGCTCCGTCTCGGTGACGGCCTCGCTCTCGAGTATGAGGGTCTTCTTGCGGTCGTACGACTGCCGCAGCATCTCCTCCTCGGTCAGCAGGGAATTATACAGCCCGTCCCTCTCCTGCTGGCGGCGCTTCTCGATGTCGGCTAGGGCCTTGTCGCGGTCCTCCGCGGTGCGGGCCTCGAGGTCGGCGCGCTGGGTGGAGCCCTCCTCGGTGCTCTTGCGGATGATCTCCATCCGCTTGTCGTACGACTCCTGTATCACCTCCTCCTGGGAGCGCAGTGACGAGCGCAGCCCCTCGAGCTCGGCGCCGCGCTGCTCCTCGAGCTTCTTCAGCTTCTCGGAGTGCTCCGCGTCAAGCCGGCCCATCAGGTCAGCCCGCAGGTCGGTGCCTGAGCCAGTGTTGGCCTCGATGATGGCCTTGCGCTTGGCGTACGACGCCGCTATGGCCTCCTCCTCGGTCAGCAGCGACTCGCGCAGGGACGCGAACTCCTGCTCCCGCTTCTTGCGGGCCGCCTCCGCAGCCTTGTCCACCTTGTCGCTCGGCTTGCTGCCGCCGGACCCGCCGACCTTGAACCCGCCCAGGCGGTCGTCCCCTGCGGCCTTGCGGGCGGCGCGCGTCCTGTCCCACTCCTCGCGCAGGCGCTTGGCCTCGTCCAGGTGCCGCTGGTACTCCGAGGTCGCCTTGCCACCCTGCTTCGGATTGAGGATGCTGTCCGTGAGGGCGTCCACCTCCTTGCGGGCCTTCTTCGCCTCGGCCTCCATCTGGCGGCCGATCTCCGCGAACCCGGAGAAGTCGCCGCGCGCCAGGGCCGCCAGCTGCGCCGCGATGCCCCCGATCTCCGTGCCGATGCCCTTCAGCACGTACAGGGTGTTGGCGCCGAGCACGGCGATCGTCTCGAACACGATGCCGGCGAAGGTCTTGCCGTCGCCGCCAGTGCGCTTGAAGAGCTCGCTGACGAAGTCGGCCGTGGTGGCCATCGCCTCCCGGGCGTCGCTGCCAAGGTCCATCCAGGCCGAGCCGATGGCGAGGAGGTACTGCTGCATCTCGCCCGAGGCGAGCATGGCGTTCAGCTCCTCGATGGCGGCCGTGGCCGCGCGCACGCCGTCCTCTATGACGGAGCCCGCGCCCTGCTGGGAGACGGTCAGGAAGAGCTGGTTCCAGGAGTCGCCCAGGTTGCTGATGGCCCCGTCCAGCGAGTCCATGCGCTTCTCCATGGCGCCGGCGAACTCGTTCTCGCCCAGCTTCAGGAGGTAGCCCTCGATCTCGGCGGCATTGTTGCCGATCTGGGTCGTGACGCCGCGGAAGGTCAGGGAGACCTTGTCCCCCTCCTGCTTGGCCTTGATGCCGAACTCCTTCAGCCTCTCGAACTCGCCGGTGGAGGCGTCGGCCACCGCCTCGATCATCTGGCTCAGGTCCTTGCCCATGGCCGACGCGGTGTTGCCGTACGACAGCAGGGCGCGCTCGGACGGCGTGAGGCCCAGGTTGACCAGCTTGGTGAAGCCGTCGACCGCCTGCTGCAGGCTGTACGGCGTCTTGGAGGCGAAGTCGGTCAGGGCCTCGAACGCGACGGCGGCCTTCTCGCTGCTGCCGGTCGCAGTGACCAGGCCCGCGTTGAGGACGTCGAACTCGCGCTGGATGCCGATGACCTTGGTGAGGGCCGCGCCGGCGCTGACGACCGCGGTCAGCGGCCCGATCAGGCGGGCGAACCCGGCCGTGAGGCCGTCGGTGGCCCGCTCGGCCTTGCCGCCAGAATTGGAAAGGTCCCTCAGGCGGCGATCGGCGCTCGACACCTCGAGGGACTCTATGCGGATTGCTAGACTAGCTACGTCGGCTGCCATTTTGTACCTTCCAGAATATGCGGTCCAGTGACTTTATGAGCTCGGCCTCCCAGCCCCGCAGTCGCTTGCCGGTCATGCGGGACCAGGACTCCATCTCGCCGTACGTCAGCTCGCGGCCGGTGAATACCTCCCTGAACCACTCCCAGAGGTACCCCAGCTCCTGGGGCATCTCCGGGGCGTCCGCCAGCTGCGGCGGCTTGCGCTTCAACGTCTTCCAGACCTGCGCCAGGGACTGGCGCAGGGTCTGCTTCGACCCCTTCGGGATCAGGTCGAGCTTGAACTCGTGCTCAGCGAAGGCTGCGAGCCGCTCGACCCTTTCACGAAAAAAAGTGCGCGCTTGCTGGCCGCCACGTCGATCGCGTCCATGATCTGCGGGGCCTCCAGGAGGAAGGCCTCCACGTTCTCGAGGGTGCAGGGCTGCGGGAAGGACCAGGCGCAGACCAGCACCGCGACCAGCTTGCGCTTGCCGGACGTGATGGCCTCGGCCCGCTCCTTCGGGTCCTCGATGCTGGCGATGCGGAACATGTCGCGCTTGACGTTCGCCTCGGCCTCGCGGAAGGCGTCGGAGTCGACGCCCATCACGCGGACCCAGTGCTCCGACTTCGTGCCGTCGGGCAGGTAGAGGGGGAGCTGCACCCCCTCGTTCGCCCGACCGCGGGTGAAGAAAGCGTCCATGCTTGCTGCGGTCGTGTCGGTCATTATGCTGGCGTCCGGTCGATGATGATGTTGGTGCCAGTGGTAGAGTCGAGCAGGGCCTGGAACGGCATGGCCAGGGTGATCGGGCCCTCGCCCTCGACGTCAGGCTGGCCACCGTTGTACTTGATGCGCGGCAGGGTGACGGTGTACTTGTTGCCGGCGCCGTCGGGCAGCTCGAACACGATGCTGGACTCTGTCTCGTTGATGAACTTGTCCAGCAGCAGGCTGTTCTCGAAGTAGGCCGTGATCTGGCCGGAGCAGTTCGACCGGCCGACGGACGGGCGGATGGAGGCCTTGGAGCCGACGACGTAGCGGGCCTCTAGGCCGTTCTCGACGTTCAGGGTGATCTCCGTGATGACCGCGATCGGCACGCCGGCCTCCTCCAGGACTCCGGTGAAGGAGTCGAGCGGGCTCGTCGTGGTGGCCGCCGGGTAGGTCGCGCCGGCCACCTGGTTCTCGGCGGTGGTCATGTTCTGGCCCAGCACCCCGAAGACAGCGGTCACCATGGCGTTGGCCGTGATGGACAGCGCCAGGGTGTTGAACTCGACGCCCGTGAAGCGGTGGTAGGGCTTGTCGGCCGTCAGGATGTCGCCGAAGTAGCGCTCGACCGTGAAGGAGCGGCGGGTGACGCCGGCCTTGAGGCGGCCCTCGACGGTGGCGATGGTGACGGACTCGCCTGCGGCGTCGTCGACGATGACATTGCCGTCCGCGCCGCCGATGGTCATCTTGCCCGCGGTCAGCGCGGTGACCACGCCGGACGCCAGGTTGTTGGCCACGTCGCCGGTGAAGCCGGAGACGACCACCTCGTCACCGACGAGGAACCCCGCGGCGACGAAGCCCAGGCCCGAGTCGTTGAACGAGTTGTCGGCCGCGGCGGCCGAGATGGTCGTGGCGGTCTTGGTGGCCCGCGGTGCCCAGGTGCCCAGCAGCACAGCCTCGAGGATGTCGTCGAAGCTGCCGTAGCTGAGCTCGGCGTTGATGTCGCCCGCGCAGCTGTACGCCCCGTGACGGAAGTCGGCGATCTGGCGGTCGTCGCGGATTTCCTCCGACTGGAGGGCCTCCTTGGACAGGCCGAGCGTGGTGCCGGTGTAGCGGATGGCCTTGAAGGCCGGGGTGTCCGGGGTGGTCCCGTACGTCGCCTCGGCGACGAGGCGCATTGCGTGGCGGCTGCCGTTTGCCATGGTGATTCTCCTAGGTTAGATCAGTTTCGTGGGACCCTGGCGGACCAGGCGACCGTTACGCTCACGCGGTACCATCCATCGACTTCCCGCCCGCGTGAGCGGCCGCAGGACAGCACTGTGAGCTCGATGCCCTGGTAGGAGAGTCGCTCCCCTGCCTTGAAGAAGCCGGCGAGCTGGTCGGCCTTGGCCGTCACGGCCGCCTCCCCGGTCATCAGCTTGTAGTTCAAATCCAGCTGCAGGATGCCGTCGTGGGCGTCCGTGCCGGCTGCGCCCAGGGACGCCACGCTCGGCTGGTTGCAGAAGATCGTGGCCTGGGCCCAGGGCGAGCCGTCGGTCGGCTTGGAGAACGGCACGTTCTCCTCGGCCGTCGGCAGGTCGAGCGGGGAGTCGGTGACCCCCTGCATCAGTGCCCCCCTCAGCTTGCGGTACGCCTCTACTGCTGCCATCCTGTCTAGCCTCCGTTCAGCCCAGGGCTCGCGCCTTGGCCGCCACTATCCGCTGCCACTGGGCCAGGTGCTTGCGCACCATGCCCTCCGGCTCCTTGTATGACCAGCCGTCGTACTCGATCCGCTCCGCGTAGGGCAGGTTGTTCGAGAACCACACGACGTCCAGCAGCCCGCCCATGTTCGCCATGACCTCGGCCAGCGCGAGGCCCCCGTTCGGGTCCACGCGGTCCAGCTGCGACTGCGCGACCGCGTTGATGGTCGTCTGCCAGTTGCCGCGCAGCCGGCCCGTGTCGACCGGGGTCGAGTATATGACCAGCTTGAACAGCTCGAGCACGGAGGCCCGGCGGACGCGGTCCACCTTCTCCATCGCCCGGATGCCGAACCCGCGCAGCTGCGCCTCGAACTGGCCCGCCACCTCAGGGCCTCCGGAAGCCGACGCTGAAGATGACCGGCGTGCCGTTCACGTTCAGCGGGGTGCACCCGAGCACCTGCCAGGTGCGCCCCATGAAGGTGGCCTCGTCCCCAGGGGTCGGCTCGAACAGCGAGCCGTGCGCGGTGACGATGGCAAAGCGGACGTCCTGGCTCGCCAGGAGGTCGTCCATGAAGCGGACGTCGAAGGCCTCCAGAGTGCCCTTGGACGCCGGCAGCACTGCGGCTGCCAGCCCCTGGGTACTCTGGAGGACTGGCTGCACCGTGCCTGCAACCGGGTCCGACGTGGTGGTGTAGCGGTTGAAGGTGATCGTCAGGCCGAACTCGGCGATGATCTCCTTCGCCTCCGCCGCGATGGCCGCGTAGTCGAACGCCACGGTCAGCCCCTCCCGATCTCGCCGGAGTTGGACGAGCCAACCAGGCCGGCGGCCTTGAGGGCCAGCGTGACCTCCGGGAACTGCGGGAGCGCCTCGGCCGAGCCGACGACGCCGGAGCCCGCGAACTTGACCTGGGTCTCGATCGGGCCGACCTTCGTGGTCTTCTCCTGCACGCGCTGCCCGGACGCGTCGACCGTCGGGTCCGGCATCAGGACCTTGCCCGCCAGGGCACGCTGCGCCAGGGCGCAGGCGGCGTTGGCCAGCGCGGGCGGGATGCCACGCAGGAACGAGGTGACCCCGCCGCGTGGCCACTGCGTGCCCTGCAGGCGACGCAGCTGGTAGCCAACCCAGCGGTGCCGCGCGTCGAGGTAGTCCGTGGCCTTGACCGCTGCAGACTGGACCTGGGCGTCGGTGTACTGGGCCAGGTCGACCCCGCGGTCGAGCCAGTAGGCGCGGACGGCCGCGACGCTAACGTAGGAGTTAGCGCCGTCGATCGTCGCGTCGTTGTCCTGCAGCAGGAAGGCCACGTGTTGTCCCCTTACTGCTTGGCCGCGCGGGCCTTGGCGCGGGTGTAGCCCTCGGCCACCGCCTCGACGTCACCGCGGGCGACCTTGGAGCCCGTGAGGGCCGACAGGTGGTCCAGGGACGGCAGGTTGTTGGAGGTCCAGTGGTCGTTGTCCTCCGGGTCCAGCTGACCGATCGCCTCGCCTAGCGTCGGCTTGGCGTCGCCGGCCGGTGCGGGCTTGGACTCCGTCAGGGCGCCGACGGACTGCTCCGCCGGCTTGGCCAGCTCGGCCTGCACGGTCGAGGCGCTGCGGAGGGCCAGCAGCTCGGCCTCGGCCTCCGGCACGGCGCCGTAGAAGGACAGGACGCGGGTCAGCATGCCGACCTTGTCCTCGCCCACCTGGGCGTCGAACACCCCGTCGACGAACTGGTGACCGTTGACGGTCATCGTCTTGCCCTTGTGCGGGCCGATCAGTACGAAACGCTTAGACATGTCTTACTCCTAGTTAGAACTTGGCAACTTCCGCCTGCACCTGGGCGATGGCGTAGTTGTCGGCGGGCAGGGCGACCGTCAGGGCCGCGCCGGAGGCGCCCTTGTGGGTGATGGCGCCGACGTAGCCCGGGATCGCGACCCCGTTCTTGGTCGCCGTCACGATGACCTGGTGGTCGCCGAGGGCGTCGGTGGTCTCCGCGACCTTCAGCACGTTGGTCGTGGCGTCGTACGCGGCGCCGGCGATGTTGTCCAGGGCGTTCAGGGCGGTGGCCAGGGCGGCTGCGACGCCGTCGAAGGTCTTGGTGCCGAGGCCGGTGATGTCGACCGACACGTCGGCGGCCACGCTCTGGTCGGAGGGCTTGATGACCTTGACGCGGTAGACCACGCCGGTGAGGGTAGTCACGGCGGCAGATATGGCGGTGGCGGTGGCGGCGTCCCAGATGGCGAGCGAGTCGACGCCGAAGTGGGAGTTGGCGGCAGCCTTGGCGTCGGCCTCGTCGGCGGCGTGCACCACGAGGGCCTCGACGCCGTTGAAGCGCATCGCGGTCTTGGGAAGTTGCAGCAGGTAAGCGGGCATTCTGGAATCTCCTCGAGCTAGGGGGCCACGCGCTGTGGCCCCATGCTATAAGGGCCCAACCGAAGTTGGGCCCGTCGGGTTTAGTTCTTGACGTTCTTCAGGACCGCGAGGCCCTTCTCGTTGAAGAGGGCCAGGCCGCAGTACCACACGACGCGGGTGATGGACTCGTCGGCGTCTTCCTTCTCGCCGACCTCCTTGATGTTGATGCCAGCCTGGCGCTCGGCGGTGAGGCCTGCGATACCGTGCGAGCGGGAACCGTCGTCCATGGTGCCGGCGATGACCGAGGTGCAGGTGGTCGTGTCGCCCTTGGTCTGGGTGATCGGAATCCAGTCGTTACGGAAGATCGGGATGCCGCGGTAGGCCGGCACCTGACGGCCGGAGGCCATCGTGTACAGGTCGCCCGGCGAGGTGCCACCCAGCGCGCGGAGCAGTGCCAGGTAGGCACGGCGGGTGCGGCCGTTCATCATCAGGAAGTCGACCTGGCCGTCCTTGTCGGTGACGAGGTCGATGAGGGCGTCCAGGTCCTCGAAGGACAGGTTGGCGCCGTTGGCCGCGCCGTTGCCCGCCTCGATCAGCTGGCCGGCGGCAGCCAGGCCGAGGATGCCGGTCATGTTGTTGCCGGTGCCGTCGCCGTTAATCATCTGGTCCTGGAACTTGCGGCCGCAGGACTTGGCCTTGGACGCGATCTGGACCGCCTTCTGGTCGTTGCCGTCGCCGGAGCGGGTGGCCTGGATGAGGCCGTTGACCTCGGCGTCGCCGATGATGGTCGTCAGGGTGGACGTGACGTTGGTGAAGGTCGCAGCCGCCTTGGCGGTGATGGTCGAGCCGACGCCAGCCATCTGGACGTCACCCAGTGCGTTCTCGCGGTTGTAGGCGAGGGCGTTGCCGTCGATGCCGTCGAACGGCAGGAGCTCGAACATCTCGTTGACGGTGATGACGTTCTCGATGACGCCGGAGACCAGCTCGTCTTGAGCCAGCTTCGCCGATTCGGCGAGTGTAACAGATGCCATGGTGATTCTCCTAACAGAGGGTTGTATGTACTTGGTTTGGTGCCGGATCGCCCGACGATTCGACCCCTAGCCAGGCATCGCGCCTCGGTCGGGTCAGCAAGCGCTGTGCGGTACGCGACCGCGCTCGCACGCTATGGACGAGACTTTGCCCGGGTCGCGCAGGCTTGTAACCCCTCTAGCGTGCGCCAGCGCGAGCTGTCTTGGCCTTCTAGGCCCCTAGAAAAGCCAGGCTCAGCGAGGAAAGCCTTGCGCCGCAATGACTTCGGGCCTTTCGGGTCCATCTGAGCCTCCGGGTCTGCGTTGCACCATGAAAAAAGACGACCCGGCCGACGTCGGCCACCGACCGAACGAGGTCCAGAAGCCCTAGATGCCCCAGAAAGCCTTGCCAGACAAGGACCATGGATACTTTACTGCCTTAGATTATCTCTAGATAGGTCTAGAAAATAATAAAGAATAATAGAAAATAGATGATAAAGGGGGCTCACAGGAGAGAAGTTACCCAGCATAATTGACCCATCAACGCAACTAACCGAGGAGATTGAGATGGCCCAGGAGAAGATGACGACCGAGCAGCTGGTCAAGGAAGTCAAGGCCCACGCCCTCCGCAACTACCAGAGGGGGTGGGACACGGTCGTCGAGTGCTACAGCGACGACGACATAGCCCGCATCATCGGCGGGGCCGCCACCCTGCGCGGCGCGATGGCCAAGATGCGTGCCGAGTTCCTACCGTACCTCGCCTACTCCGACGAGATTAAGTCCACCGCCTTCTGAAGGAGAAAACGCCATGTCTAGTACCGAAAAGACCATGGAGCTCACCACCGCGGAAGCCGTGGCGCTCGTCAAGAGGGCGGAGCGCCTGCGGGCCACCTTCGCCATCCATATTAGAGGCAATGCCCCGATAGCCGGCGACCCCGACCGTATGTTCCCGGATGGGCTGCATACCTACCTCAACATCTCACGCAAGGACGCCATGCACTTGGCCGAGACCTTGCTGAGCCCTACGCTGGAGGCCCGCGGAGCGCGCATCTCGGTCACCGAGCGCCACGGCTACGACAACCGCATCACTTATTGGTTCAACTAAAGGAGAAACGCCATGTTCCGCAAAGCACAATTTGTCCGCAAGTTCAAGGGCACCGACATCCACGTGCTGGTCGTCGAGGACCACGTCGAGGCGACGGGCACCTTCATGGCCATCCTCCGGCTCCGAGGCGAGGAGGTCTACTCCAACCTGCACGAGCAGGTCGACGGTCACGAGGTGGCGCCCTACTCCCACCTGCTCCGCTGCGCCCGCAAGGCCGCCGTCGAGGCGGTGCAGGGCGGCCACGTCAAGCAGGTGGCCGTGCCCGCGCTGCTCGCCGAGCAATTCGTCCACCGACTCGGGCAGGCCATCGGGCGCGCCAAGCTCCTCGAGGTCTGTGCCCTCAACGACGCGGAGACCAGTGAGGGCGTGTGCCACTCCCATGACTTCTGCGACGCCAACATGGTCATGGACCAGGCCTGCGACGACCTAGGCATAGCCGCACGCCCGTACGACGAGGACGAGGCCGTGCGCGAGCGCGCCACGGACCTGTGGAACAAGGCGTGGGACCTCGCCAAGGCCAGCCTCAAGCTCCGCCGAGCCGCTCCCCGCGATTGATGGCTCGGGAGCATAACCGTGGGGCCTACTATGGCTCCACTGTCATTCATCAAGCTAGGAGTATCACATGAACCTGTTCGTGCTGGACCGAGACCCCAAGCTAGCCGCTCAGGCCCACTGCGACGTCCACGTCGTCAAGATGGTGCTCGAGACGGCCCAGCTCCTGAGCACCACCCACGCCTTCTTCGGCGAGGCCACCTACACCGAGGCTGGCGGCTGGCGCCTGCGCGGCCTGCCCGTGTACTGCCCGACGCACCAGAACCACCCGTGCGCCGTGTGGGTCCGCGAGGCCCCCGGCAACTACATGTGGGCCGAGCGCCTGCTCGAGCACCTGCTCAACGAGTACCAGCGGCGCTACGGCGACGCGGCGAAGAAGCGCCACAAGACGTGGGGCGTCCTGCCCGCGCTGCGCTCCCCGCCCGTCGCCCTCCAGCTGGCGTTCCCCGGCCGGCCTGACGCCATGACCCCGTTCGCCCTGGCGATGCCCGAGCAGCACCGCGGGCCGGACCCGGTGGCCGCGTACCGCGCCTACTACTGCGCTGACAAGGCCTCGATAGCCAAATACCGCCTGGGCGGTGCGCCGGAGTGGCTCACGGAGGCAATCCGTGCCAGCTACCAGGTCGCGGAGCTCTGACCGTGCTGCCCGACCGCCTGTACGAGGCGCTCCCCTTCCTCTACCTGCTCATGGGCATCCTCGGGGCCATGACCTCCATGGCCGCCGAGAGCATCATGGGATTCGCGTGCGCGGCTACCCTGGTCGGGGCGGCCCTGCACATCTTCAAACTTCGCCGGCAGTACCGCCGGATCAACTAGGAGCACTACCCTTATGAAGCCTATTAGGACGGGCTACCCCTACTATACCTCCATCCGGCTGGAAGAGGTGCAGCATGCCTTCAAGGCCTCCATGGGGCCGGTCGAGGTCGCGCAGCTCCGTGGCTGGGCCTTATCCCACGGCACGCCAACGCCAGAGGCACCGCGGAACGGGTGCCTGTGGAACGAGTCCGAGGATGGTGACCTGGCCACGGGCCATGGGCTGATGGGCGCGTCGGTCTCGGACATGGCACGGCGCCATGGTCGGACCTACATTGCCATCGAGATGCGGCTCGCTGCCCTTGGCCTCACCACCCCCGCGGACGACTTCCGCGATGAACCCCTACCAGAAGCACCATCCAAGGAGAATGCAATGCTCAAGATGACCGCCAACCGCCTTATGACCCTACTCGCCCTGCACCGCGGCACCTACCACAATGAGCTCAAGGTGGCCACGGCTGCGGCGGACCTCACCTTCCTGCGGGCCGAGGGTCTCGTATCCAGGGCTGCTGGCATGGATGACCTCACCACGGCGGGCCGGGAGCTCATCGGCCAGCTGCTCAACCAGACCTCCACCAATGGCACTGGTGCCAGCACTGCCTGGGACAGCGATCGCAACACCAGCACGCTGGATAACCAGCGCTTCTTCCTGGTGGTAAGCGGTGATTGCCAGAAGCGCGGAGGCGGGCCGGGTGCGACACTGCCCACCCTTAAGAACCCACCGCGCGTCGTGCAGTCCTCCATCGCCATGGCGGACTCGGAGGCGGTGCGCCTGGCGCAGGCCAACCCCGGGGCCAAGTTCTTTGTGATGCAGGCGGTCTCGGTGCACCAGGTGACGACGCCGGTGGCATCTCACCGCCTCTGAGCATACATTAAAAAATTGACCGGCTCCGGCCAGTCACTGAATACTGGAGTACGAGATGAACAAGCAGAAGTCTGAGAAGTTCACGCCCTTCTACGGAGGGGTGTTCAGTCAGTGGCACCGCTCACCCCTCGTGGTGAATGGCGTCGAGTACAACTGTGCGGAGCAGTACATGATGGCCCAGAAGGCCCGGCTCTTTAACGATGAGCTGCGCCTGGAGCTCATCATGGCCACGCCGGACCCGTCGGCCCAGAAGGCTCTCGGCAAGCAAGTCCGTGGCTTCGACGTCGCGCAGTGGGAGGCCGTGGCGCGGGACATCGTCATGCAGGCCAACCTGGCCAAGTTCACCGGCAACCCGAAGCTACGCGCGCAGCTACTGCTGACCGAGGGCACAACCCTGGTCGAGGCTAGCCCGACGGACGTCATCTGGGGCGTGGGCCTCAGCGAGGATGACCCGCGCGTGCACAACCGGGAGCGCTGGCGCGGCCGCAACTGGCTCGGCCAGGTCCTCACCGACCTGCGGGAGAACCTGCTGGTGCCGGCCTGCCCGTACCATAAGCCCGACGAGGAGTAGGAATGACGAGGGGAGCCTCTCGACTCCCCTCCTGTAGGACCACGGCCGGGATGGCCGTGGGTTGCCCCGCTAACTGTTTCCCGCAATCAGTGGGGGCTTTGGGACTTAGCGGCGCTTGGCGAGGCCCGCGGCGATCTTCTCGGTCGGGCTCAGCTCGCGGCCCTTCATGGACGGGGTCTGCTTGCCGGCGTTCGGCTTGACGCCGCTACCGTTCGGCGCCTCGCTCTCGAAGGCACGGCCGAACGTCGGGCTGGCCTTCATCTCCTTGACCAGGTCCTCGACCGACATGAAGCCGCCGGCCGCGTTGCCGCGCGGGTCGCCGCTCTCGTCGACCACGCGGACGACGTAGTCCTCGCCCTCCTTGATGACCTTAGTCTTGGCCTGGATGTGTGGGAGCAGGAGCTCGGGCACGCCCTTCAGACTGGCGATCGCCTGAACGGCGGTCGTGGTGACCAGGTACTTCTGCAGGGTCTTGTTCATCGTCTGCAGTTCGCCGTCCTTGGCCTGGAGCTGGGTCTGGAAGCCGCGGTCCAGGTCGCGCTTCATCTTGTCCCAGTTGACCTTGCCATCCTTCGACTCGCCGATGATGCGCTCGACCGCCTGCTTGAGGGTCTCGGCGTTGGTGGCATCGTCGCCCTCAAGGCCCAGGAGCTGGCCGACCTGGCCGAACCCGGAGATGTCCGGGCGATTGCGCTTGGCGTCATCTGCGTCGCGGCGTGCGGCCTTGAGGGACTTGTTCAGCCCGTCAACGGCACCGGCGGTAGACTTGAAGCTGTCCTGCAGGACGAAGCCGCCCTCGCCCTCGGCATAGAAGCCGCGGAACTGCTCCGGCACCTTGTCGATTGTGTCCACCGTGGGGTTCTTCAGGAACTCGAATTCCATGTACTTCTCCTTCTGCGCATCACGCGCCGTTGTGGGTGTCGCACCCGGGTTTGTAGTGACGTCGGAACTCTACCGCAGGCGCCAGCCGGCATGCTGCCATCATTCTCCCGAGGGCTAGAGGGACCCGGGGAGCTGGTCGCCAGCGTAGGTGCCCAGGGCGTCGTACCACCCCTCGCGGGTGATCGGCCCTCCGGCCACGTCCTCGAGCGTGGCGAGGTCCACCTGCCCGCGGGCCGTGGAGCCGTCAGCCCAGCGCATCAGCGTGAAGACCTGGCCCGCCAGCACCTGGTACCAGAGCTCCGGCCGCGCGGCCGGGTCGTCTGACACGCCGGGGGCGAATGATACCTTGCCCTCCCACTCCTCACTGGGCTCGAAGGCCCCACCTACGTCCTGTGCTGCCATGCTAGACCTCCGTCATGTCCACAATGTACTTCCCGTTGACCTGCTTGACCTGGTCCACGCGGAACCGCGTGCCAGGCATGAAGAGCACCTCGTGCTCGCCCTGGTACTTCGAGTGGGCTGCGATGTTGACCCCGTTCCTGCCCTGGATGCGCAGGAACACGTTGCCGCCGAACGCCGCCTGCTCGCCCGTGGACGAGGAGACGAAGGCCGCCTCCTCCACCACGCTGCCAGCCCGGTAGGTCGACAGCACGCCCGGCAGGTCACCGGGGCTGATGGACATGCCGCGGGAGCTGAGGCCCTCGTACTTCGGCATCTTGTTCAGCCCGTGCTGGGCCGCGTCGACGTAGGCCTGCAGCTCGGCCTTGGAGGCGTACCGCCCGCTCCGCAGCTCGCTGTTCAGGGTGCGGTAGGTGCTGCCCGTGTACGACCGGATGGCGGCCGCCTCCTCCGCCGTCAGGAGCTGCAGCCCGGCCCGGCGCTGCGCCGCGTTCATTCTATCGAGGGTCGAGGTGTCCAGGTGGCCAGTGTACCTCTTGATAGCGTGCGCCCGCTGCGCCGAGTTGAACCGTGGCGGTGGCGGGAGGCCCTCGCGTGGGGTAGCAGCAGGGCGGGTCGGCGTCAGATCGACCTGGACCGCCGGAGGCACGCTGGCAGTCGTGTTCGCGGCGTAGGGTGAGGCACCTGGCGACTTGGCCAGCTCGTAGTCGGCCGCCTGCTTCAGCTTGACCTTGGCGGAGGCGCTCGGCTCGTACCCCGCCTTAGCCTTGACGAGCTTGTTGGTCTTGACGACGCCATAGCCCTTGGTCTTGGCCTCCTTGTAGGCCTCGAGCGCCGCCTTGCCCTTAGCGTCCAGGCCCAGCATGTACTTCTCGAGCGGGGCGTTGACCGCCCAGCCCTTGGCGCCGGAGAACGTCGCGTCCAGGTATGGCTTGCCTGCCGCCTTGGCCGTGGCGAGCTGGTACTGCGCCAGCTCCAGCAGGTCCGAGGCGCCGGGCTCCTTGATGGCCCCGAACGTCTTGGCCATGATGTCGTAGGAGCCCTGCGGCGTGCCCCCGGCCGCCAGGTACGACTTCACGTCGTTGAGTACCTTGGTGGATGTGGCTCCCATCGGCTGGCCCAGCAGCTTCGGCTGCTTGAGCGGACCGGACGTGGCGGCCTTGACGGCTACGGTCTCCGCCTTGGCCGCCGCCTTGGCGTACCCATCGGCGTCGGCCTTCTTCCACAGGCTCTTCCAGGTGGCGACCTGGCTCGCGTTGACCTCGCCCGCGTTGAGCGGGAACTGCTGGTCCAGTGCCTTGACCACGTCGCCGTTGCCCAGCACGCCGGACTTCATCAGCTCTAGGCCCTTCGTCTTCAGCTGAGCGGACGTCAGCTTGACCGCGGAGGGCGTCACGTTGGCGGAGGCCGGTGCGGCCACCGCTGCCTCCACGGAGGACGGGACGGGCGCGACGCCCGGGATGGGCTTGGACGCCACGACCGGGCCCGACGCCTTGTTGGGCAGCAGGCCCTCCTTCTTGAGCTGGGACTTGTAGCTCTGCACCGAGGCCAGCTTGGTCTTGGCCTCGGGGAACTCGGCGAGCACCGACTTGAGCACCTGCTCGTCTGGCATCCCCTGCTGCAGCAGCGCCTTTGCCAGGGAGCCTACGGTCGTGTGCTTGCCAGCCACCTCGTAGGGCAGTGACGGGCCACCTGGCAGTGGTAGCTTGGCAGCCGGTGGGGGCACGGGAAACTTGTGCTGTATGGCGCCCTTGGCCGCCTGGATAACTGAGCCAAAAGCCTTGTTAAACTCCAGCGCGCTGAGGCCCTGGGAGGTCATTGCCGACGGGCTCAGGGCCTGGGAGTAGACCTCCGCGACGAGCTCGTCCAGGCTCGTCAGGTAGTACGAGTACAACTTGCGAGCATCCGGCGTCAGGGCCTTCGCCGAGGCCTTTAGCTCGGACAGAGCGCTGTTTGACAGCAGCAGATCGTGCTGCTTGTGCAGGAGGTGGCCGAGCTCGTGCGCCGCCACCTGCCGGGCCTGCGCGGCCGACACGGCGGACAGCTTGGACCCACTGAGCAGGACACCCTTGCCAGCCTGGTAGTGCCCGTAGGCACCCGGCGCGCCGGACAGCTCCTCGACGACGGTTGACCACTGCCCGCCGATGGCGTGCTTCAGCCCAGGCGGCAGCGAGGCGTCCAGGTCGGACACGACGTCGGCCACCGCCTTCGCCTGCTTCAGCGCACCGGAGGGGGCAGCGATGCCCGGCTGCTGCAGCGCGCCCAGCTTGTTCAGCTCGGACTTGTAGGAGGCGATGGACGCCAGTGAGGTGCTGGCATCCGGGAACTCCAGCTTGATCTGGTCCAGGGCCTGC